TATCTCAAACTCATTCCAGACATCACATATCGGTTTGACCAATCAGATGGTTCAAACTCTGGACATCCGTTTAGATTTTATTTGGATGAGAACAAGAATACTTCCTATACAACTGGTGTAACAACTAACGGAAACGCTGGTCAATCTGGCGCATACACAGAGATTGTTGTAACACACTCAACTCCACCTGTTCTTCACTACCAATGTTCTGCACATGGACTAATGGGTTGGGCAGCATTTGTCAACACAAGTAATCTAACTGCATTTGATACGGATGACCTTTCAGAAGGTTCTAATCTTTACTTCACTAATGCAAGAGCACAAGCAGTCTCTATCAACAATGTCGTAGAGGATACTACGCCTCAACTTGGAGGCAATCTTGACCTCAACTCTAATAATATTACTGGTACTGGATTTATTGAACTAACAGCAGGAAATACATATGACCCTGCCGGTGGTGGTGGTAGTGATACATCAAATAATGTTGGACTTGCACTTGCCGGTGGTGGTAGAATTGTATTCAGTCAATCTGGATACATTAGAAATATTATTACTGCAACACCAAGTTCTACAATTGATATTGGACAAGGTAATACTAATTATATTAGTGGAACAAACATATTCGCAGGCTCAAGTGGTTCTGTAAAACTACATCATGCTACTAATGAAAAACTGAGTACTGTTTCAACTGGTGTCAATGTTACTGGCAATCTTACACTCACATCTACCGATACTGGTTCAAGTGCCGCTCCAGTTATTGAATTAAATCGTGATAGTTCAAGTCCTGCTGATGCAGATTATCTTGGACAAATTAAATTTAAGGGTGATGATGACGGTGGTAGTTCTCATGTTTATGCAAAGATAACTGGTAAGATTCAAGATGCATCTGCTGGTACAGAAGATGGTCTTATCGAATTTGCAAATGTTAGAGCTGGTTCTACTACAATTACTGCAAGACTTAAAAGTGATAAGTTTCAGTTATTGAATAGTATGGATTTAGAAGTTGCTGGTAATACTACATTAACTGGAACTCTAAACGGACATACAATTCCAGGCGGTTCTGGTACACTTGCATTGACAAGTGATATTAGTGCATCTGGTATTGGTAATGTGGTTGAGGATACTACGCCTCAGTTGGGTGGTGATTTGGCCAGTAATGGGAACAATATCACATTAGGTGATAGTGATGAAATTCGTCTGGGCGATGGCAACGACTTTAAGATGTTTCACAATGGGAACAACACGTTCTTACAAGATTCAGGTACAGGAAATACAATCCTTGCTACAAATTCTTCAGTTAAAATTAGCAAAAATTTAGGCGCAGAAAATATTGCGATATTTGATGCAGATGGTGCTGTTGAATTATACCACGATAATGTAAAGAAATTTGAAACTACATCAACTGGCATTCAAACGACAGGAACACTAAACATAAATGGTGCATATACTTTCCCAACGGCCGATGGAAACTCTGCACAAGTTCTAACAACAAATGGTTCTGGTGTTCTATCTTTTGCATCTGTTGGTTCACTTGCTGGTTCTGGTATTCAAAATATATCTGACGATAGTTCGCCACAACTTGGGGGTAACTTAGATGTTGTCACTCACAGTATCATATCGACATCTAACAGAGATATTAATATTACACCAAATGGTTCTGGTAAGGTTGTTCTTGATGGACTTTCTTATCCAACGGCTGATGGTACTGCAAACCAAGTTCTAACTACTGATGGTTCTGGTACACTAACTTTTGCAGATGCAAGTGGTGGTGGTGGTAGTGGAGAAAATGTCTCATGGAGTGTTACACAATCGTCACATGGTCTTGCAGTGGGTGACGTTATATATAACAATGGAAGTGCATATGTAAAGGCACAGGCAAATGCAACTGGTACACTTGGTCTATTTGTAGTATCTGCTGTTGCTAACACGAACACGTTTACAGCAACATTCTCTGGTAAGATTACACTATCAAGTTTAACTGCTGGTCAATACTATTTTGTTTCGACAACAAGTGCTGGTGATTTTACGGCAACAGAACCAACAAGTGGATACAGTAATCCAATATTATTTGCATTAAGTACAACTGAAGCAGTTGTTCTACCGTTTCGTCCTCAAGACTTAACGGCTGGTGGTGCAGCAGGAGCAAGAACTGCATTAGATGTATTTTCAAAGTCAGAGACAAACGCACAAATATCTGCGTTTTCTATTGCATTAGGATAAGATATGGCAAACAGTGCATCAATTAATAATATATCTATAGACTTAACGGAGTTGTCATCGGATACTTCGCCTCAACTTGGAGGCAATCTTGACCTCAACTCTAATAATATTACTGGCACTGGTAATATAAACACAACTGGAACAATTACTGCATCTAGTACTATTACTGGTAGTACATTTAGTGGTAGTGGTGCAAGTCTAACGAATCTTCCTTCTGCACAATTGACAGGCGCATTGCCAGCAATTGATGGAAGTAATCTTACTGGTATCAACACAGATTTGGTTTCAGACACCTCGCCTCAGTTAGGCGGAAATTTAGACGCACAAAGCAATAACATTACTAACTTAGGAACAATCAATACACATACTATTCCAAGTGGTACGGACACACTTCTGGGTAGAGCAACAACAGATACACTGACAAACAAGACAATCTATCTTGCAAGTAACACTCTTAGTGGAACAACTGCACAATTTAATACTGCATTATCTGATGGTTCATTTAGAGTTGGTCACCAACCAGGCGAGATTATTGAAGAAATAAATGCAACTTGTGACGGTACTACTGTTGTAGTTCAGTCTGGTTCTTATACTATGACAAATGTTACAGGGACTCAAAACGGTTCAACTACATACACGACTGTAACTGGTAGTAGTATAAGTTACACACCACCAACAGGAACAAAAAGAGTTTATTATAGATTTTGGTATCACTATGATGTAACAGAGAACTCTGGTATTTCGCATCATATTATGCAAATTGATGGAACAAATGTTTATGGAAGTGCAAATACTGTTTCATCAAACTATGCATCAAGTAACTGGCACCATGCTGGATTCCCTATATCAGTTGAATATACTATTAACTGTGATGCATCTTCAACAAGCGCAACTGCTGGACAGTTTACATCGTGGACATCAGCAAAGACACTAAGAGTTCAATATAGAGAATATAGTGGTTCGTATGAATCAAGACTTCATAGAAATACATGGTGGAATGGTACTAGTGCAAGCAGTACCTACCAGACTATGAAACCACATCTAACAATAAGGGCGATAGCATAATGAGTAAATTAGATAATATGACAGATGCAGAAAAAGAAGTGGATAGAAATCGTGCGTTTGCGTACCCTTCTTATACAGAACAATTGGATATGTTATGGCACGATATAAATGCAAATGAAACCTTAAAGGCGCAACTACCAACCTTCTATAACGCAATAAAGGCGGTAAAGGATGCCTACCCTAAAGAAGAATGATAAATAGAAGTAATAAAGGAAAAATAATATGGCAAATCCAAATTCTAGAAGTGCGTTAAAAGAGTACTGTCTCAGACAACTTGGTAAGCCTGTAATTGAAATCAATGTTGATGATGACCAAGTTGATGATAGAATTGACGAGGCATTACAGTACTTCGCTCAATATCACTACGATGGTGTGGAGAGGATGTACTTAAAACATCAGATTACAGCGGCAGACATCACAAGAGGTCAATCAGACGCAAGTACGCTTGTAGCAGATAAGGTAGATAGTTCTATTACTGCAACATGGAAAGAGGGAACAGGATTCATTCCTGTACCAGATAGTGTGTTGTCGGTTGTAAAAGTATTTGACTTTACAGACAAAGCAAACTTAAATCTCTTTGATGTACGATATCAATTACGTCTAAACGACTTATACGATTTTTCAAGTACTTCGGTATTACATTATCAGATGACCATGCAACATCTAGATTTTCTTGACCACATTCTGGTTGGAGAAAAACCAATTCGTTTCAATCAACATCAAAATAGATTATATCTAGATTTGGATTGGGGTAATGATGTGAAGGCAGATGAATTTATCATCATCGAATGTTATCGTAAACTTGACCCCACTACATATACAGATGTTTTCAACGATATTTATTTAAAGAGATATACAACCGCATTAATTAAAAGACAATGGGGTGCAAACCTTTCTAAGTTTGAAGGTGTACAGATGTTAGGTGGTGTAACACTAAACGGTGCAAAACTTTTTGAGGAAGCAAACGCTGATATCGAAAAATTAGAAGAACAAATACAACTCGCATATGAGTTACCACCAAACTATATGATAGGATAATTTGATGCCAACAAATGTGTATTTTGATACAGGTACGAAACCAGAACAACATCTCTATGAAGATTTGATGATAGAGCAGTTGAAGATTTATGGTCAAGACGTATACTATATTCCAAGAACTCTTGTGAAAGAAGACAACCTCTTGGGTGAGGACGTATTGTCTAAATTTGGTGATGCGTATTTAATCGAAATGTATTTTGAGAATGTAGAAGGATATGAGGGTGAAAAAGAAATCATGACCAAGTTTGGTCTTGAGATGCGTGATGAAGCAACATTCATCGTTGCAAAGAGAAGGTTTGAACAGTTGGTATCTGGTGATGCAAACCTTATTGTTAAGACTAGACCGAATGAAGGTGACCTTGTTTACTTCTCAAAAGTAAATAAGATGTTTGAAATCACATTCGTTGACCATGATGACCCATTCTATCAAGTACATAATGTACCCGCTTTTAAACTAAAAGTCAAGACCTTTGAATATAGTTCAGAGGATATTGACACAGGTATTGCAGAGATTGATGCAATTGAAACAGACAATTCTGTTGCAACATCAAACCACCAGTTGACATTGGAAACTGGTACTGGTACTGGTTCGCTACTCACTGAGACAGGTGACTATATAGTATTAGAATCTTATGTAATAGATACCATTGATGAAAATGCAATGAATGATTTTTTTGAAACTGCCGATGACACTGTTCTCGACTTTACGGAAAACAATCCATTCGGTGATATAGGAAGAGTAGGATAATATGTTAGGACAACAATTTTACAATGAGACAATGCGAAAAGTTGTCGTTGCGTTTGGTACGATGTTTAATAACATCAACCTAGTTCGTATGAACAGTGCTGGTGAAGTAACGCAAACGATGAAAGTGCCTCTTGCATACGGCCCAAAGAATAAGTGGTTAGCAAGACTTAGAGAAGACCCCAACCAGACAAAGAAGGTTGCGGTTACTTTACCTCGTTTGGGTTTTGAGATTAACAATATTTCGTATGACCCTTCTCGTAAACTAAATTCAGTACAAAAGTTTAAGAAAGTAAATAACTCGACTGATGGTAAGACCATGAGTCAACAGTATATGCCTGTTCCATATAATATGGACTTTGAGTTGTTTGTAATGGCAAAGAACTCTGACGATGCACTACAAATCGTTGAACAGATTCTTCCATTCTTCCAACCAGACTATACTGTGACCCTCAACGATAATAGTGCAATGGGAACAACAAGGGATGTACCAATCGTACTGACCAATGTTGGATATGAAGACAGTTATGAGGGTGATATGGTAACAAGACGGAGTATCATTTATACTCTATCATTTACTGCTAAATTTTATCTGTACGGCCCTGTTACTGACCAGAAGGTTATTAAGACAGTGCAAGTTGACCAGTACACAGATTTACCTGTCAATGCACCTAAGAGAGAACAGAGATATTCTGTTGCACCAAGTCCGATTACTGCTGATGCAGATGATGATTTTGGTTTCAATGAGACAACCTCGTTCTTCCAAGACGCAAAGAATTACGATGAAACAACAGGTACGGATACAGATGACGCATAAATACTATAAAAGGAAACGATAATGCCGATTAGACAAGTAACATCAAGAGCAATTAAAGATGGTGAAATCGCACAAGCAGATTTCGCATCATCTGTTTCGTTTGGTGCTGGTTTCTTTCAAGGAGAGAACGGTGCAGTTGGTGACACTTCTTCTGGTAAGGGTGACATCTTTCGTGTAAACGAACAAACTCTAAACACCAGTGTAACTATCGCATCTGGTGACAATGCATCATGCACTGGGCCTTTAACGGTATCAACTTCTGGAACTGTAAACCTTACAGTCAACGGAAATCTGACGATTGTATAGGGGATAGAGAATGGCATCAACATTAACAGTAGATAATATCCAAGGTGCAACCACAGCCGCAAATGTTTTTATAACAGGTCATGTTATTCAACATAAAATCCATCATATAAGACAAACAACCGAATGGGCGCCAGGAACTGCTGGAACATATATTGATTTAAATGGTAGTAGTTTTAGTTTTACACCAAAACAATCTGGAAGCAAACTTCTCATAACTATGATAAACCATTTCTATTGTGAAGAATCTGGTACTGCTTGGAATGCTGGAACTAGTAGATTAGTAGTTGATGGAAATGGTCAACCCCATAATGGTAGTGATGGTCTTCATTACAACGTGGGTATAAGAGATACAGCAAATTCTGCTAGTGTTCGACTTATGGCATATGATTCACAAGAACATGAATATACAACTACTGGAACAAGTGCTATCACAATAAAATGTCAAGGTTATAAGCAGTCAGGTGCTAACATCTATATTAACAAGTATGGTCAAGGTAGTGTTAGAGTTTTGGAGATTGCACAATGAGTACTTTATTCGTAAATAATCTAAACACTGCAAGTGGTACAACAATTACTGTTCCTACTGGTAAACAGATAATTGGTACTGATACCAATTCTATTAAAGCGCCTGGAATGGTTATTCAAATGCAAAGTAATACTTTAGCAGGCGGCAGTACTCAATCATCTCCATCGAGTTTTACGGATACTGGACTTTCTTGTAATATAACTCCTCATTATTCAAATTCAAAAATATTAGTTTTGGTTCATCATGTTATTTCTGTAGTTACTGCTTCTAGTCATGCAAGAGTTGACTTTAGATGTATTGAGAGTGGAAGTTCAACAGAAATTTACAGAATGGACTTTCATGGTCAAGATGGCACTATTGGTAATACGCAAAGAAATATGTCTGGTTCTGGTGTTTTTACTTGTTCAAACACAAATCAGTTAACATTTAAAACACAATTTCAAAAGGCGAATACCACAGAAGGAACTATCTACCCGATATGGTACACACAATCTATCCATACAATGCAATTATTAGAAGTCGCACAATAGGAAATAAGATATGACATCAACATTAAAAGTACAAAATATTGCACATACTGGTGGAACTAATGCACAAAACATTCAAAGTAATGGTTCAGTATTATTACCAAGTATTCCATTTGGTAGATTTACAATTACACCAGCTAGTGGGCCCGCAAACCCAACTGTATCAGATGAAGACCTTGCGCCTCTTACTCTTGGAAGCAACTCAAGAGGTGTTACCGTCAGTAACAACTTGTGGTCTGTTTCTCAAACTGGTATTTATAGATGGGAAGGCACTATTCGGGTAAATAATACTAGCAATTATTGCTGGGTAGCAATATATGATTCGACAAATAGTAGATATCACAACGCATCAACAATCAATGGAGGCACGTTTGAGGCAGGAAGAACACCTTATAAATTAGACGGGCCTAACGCAAGTAATTTTATGACTTTAAGTTTTAGTCACATATTTCAATTTGTTGCTGGTGAAGATTACGGTGTTAAAGTCGGCATAGCCAGCAGCACAGCAACTCTTGACTACACGCAATCTGAGTTTACAATTAGTTTAGTAGGATAACATAAATATAGAAAAGAATTTAAATAGGAGAAAATAAAATGGTAACAGTCGGAGAAGCTATCGCTGCCCTTGGAATTGAAGATTGGGTGTTGCGTGGTGAACCAACAACAGAAGAAGAATTCAATAGTATGTTTAGTAAAATCACAGGTAAAACTGCTGACGGAAGTGCAATTGAATCTACAAAACCTTCTGATTTTGGTACTACATGGTCTGCTGTTTCTGCAAAGCAAACAGAATTGACTAACGCAGCGCCTATGAAAGAACTTCGTAGACAGAGAGATGCAAAATTAGCAGAGTGTGATTGGTGGGGTGCATCAGACAACACCATGACAACTGCACAGACTAACTATCGTCAAGCTCTTCGTGACCT